CCCTCTTCAATTGTCCACAGGTTTATCCCCCGGTTAGCCCATTCGACCGTCAGGAGGTTTAAACTGCGTCTTGCTGTGCGGATATCATAACCAGTGCGTAGCTCCGCCCCGCAGCGCTCAAACGCTTCCTCAATGATGTTAGTGAGGTCTAGGTTAGATGATGCTGTGCCTGATGTGGTCATTTAGCATTTCCATTTTTTAAGACTTTTGTTAACACGGCTATTGGGGTCATTTGCCGTCTTAGCAGAAGTTAGCTTCTTCTTTAATCCTGACATTCTGGCACAGAATGACTTCTTGCGGCTTCCACCTTCTGGCTGCGGAGCCTTCAAACCGGGTTTGTCTGGGTTGGCTGCGTTATATGAAGCTCGTCCTTTGGCGTTTAAACCGCCTTTCTCAGACTTGCCTTCTTTGCGTTGCCATGCGGGAGTCTTAGCCATTATCTGTACCCCGCTGTTTTCTTTGCAATAGTCTTGGGCTGTGCTACAAACTGCTTACCTGCTGCCTTGCCTGCACGTTTTGCACGGGTAGTAGCTGCATACTCTGCTGGGCTTAAAGCCTTTATTGCTGCTTCTGGTAAATAACGCTCTCCTGTTTTAGAGGAGGGCTTCCCTGACCTAGTACGCCATTTCTGGTCGCTCCAATCTTTCAGGGATTTCTGTGGGGCTTTAATCACGATACCCGCCACCTGCCGCTTTGTACTTCTTGGCTACAAGTTGAGCCTTGCGTCCAGACCATTCTCCAGCGCCAGTACCTTGAGTTGCCGCCGCCTTTACCTGAGACACAATCTTCTTGCGAAGGGTAGGCTTTGTGTAATTACCAGCAGCGTTAACTTTGCTCTTAGCCATTATAGAGTCTCTATAATAAGTTACTTCTTATTTACAATTGGCTTCTTAACATAAAGCTCTCTGAAGCGTTCTGCCTCAATAGACTTCATGTCTCTACGTTCTTCTGTTGCCCGTATTATCCAATCAAACACGTTGCCGCATTCTTTTCGGTACTCAGCCCACTTGATCACTTAGCTTTAGGCTGCTTTCCTATAGCCCCGCCGTGTTTATACAGCGTGACAGGGTTATCCCCATCACGCTTCTTGATCTTACGGAGCTTGGCTGGGCTAATAATACCCATTCCACGGCTTGGCAGCATTAGCAGACCCGTCCACCCTTGCGAAGCATTGTGCCTTTGGTGCGACCCCGTTGAGCGATTCCATCAGCGCGTTTAGACACTGAGCCACCACTCTTCATTCCCGGAGACATCATTGGAGGAGCCATTGGAGAAACCATTGGCGCAGCTCCCATCTTTGCGTCCAGTATCTTGCTGGCTAACTTGGCAACAGTCTTTTTATCTACTGGACCCTTGCGCTTGATTGGGAACCCTGACATTCCATCTTTAGCCATGCCACCAGCTTTAAGACCGGCGTGGGCTTTGGAAGCGGGTTTAGCGGCATGTTTAGCCAAATTTTTCATGGCTGAGTCTTTCATCATCTTACCGTCAGGCATCTTGTGCATACCGCCCTTAGCCATCATTTTTGCTTTCATCATTATAGAGTCCGTCCTTTAGTTTTGATACGTTTAGCTGCACCATCTGCTCGTTTAGCTTCGCTCAAAGAGATAGCGATAGCTTGCTTCGGATTAGTCACCTTCTGTCCTGATGAGGACTTGAGTGACCCCTTTTTAAACTCCCTCATTACTATGGCTATCTTAGCCTTTTTCATTATTGCAAACCTGTTGGAGATGATCCTCCGCCCTTACCGCCCACTGGCGGGGTGCTTGGCTGACCAGTTGCAGGTAGTTGTGACTGACCCCTTAGAAGGCTATTTATAAACGCCACTTGCGATCCTTGCTGACCATACTGACCTTGACCCCTTAGTTGATCAAGTTGACGGTCATATCCGCCTCTGTTCTGATTCATAAACCCACGCTGCTGACCAAACCTACCATACTGCGGCTGACTGCCCGGAGCGTTTAAACTCTGATCTGCGTATACCGGACCCTGAGCAGGCTGTGCAACTGGCTGCGGCTGCTGAAAGCTTTGCGGGAAGCGATTAAACATCTGTTGCTGCGGCGTTCTATTCTGTCCATAGGTTTGCATGAACGGATTGAATTGAGGCTGCTGAGGAGCTACAGGAGCGACCGCAGGGGCAGGTGTGGCTACAGGCACAGGTGTGGCTGCAGGAGTCTTGGTATTTGTCCCGTAGTAAGGATCTGGGTCATATGGAGCCAGAGGAGCTGGAGAAGCTACAGGGGCTGCAGGGGATACTCCAGCCAACTGACCAAAGAGAGGCTGCATTGAACTCATTATACGATTCTCCCTTTGGTCTTGCCTTTGATGGCAATCCCATCAGCCCTTTTAGAAACTGACCCGCCTTTCCTGTATCCAGCTTCTTTCATCATTTCTTTATTAGGCTCGCCCATCTCTGTAGCTGACAATGCCTTATCAAACGGCTTGGTCATCTTCTTCTGGAGATCTGGACCCAGCATAGCGCCGTATCCCATATTAGCTAAAGCACCCATTAGACAAACCTCCCTTTTGTTCTGCCCTTTGATTCTATCCCGCCACCCCGTACACCCTTAACTGATCCGCCTTTCTTCATGCCGACCGGTGGAGCTACGCTCAAGAACCCCGGCTTTTGAGCCGGTGTTGAATTGTCAGGTGCGTTAATAGAAAGCAATGGAGACGGATTAGGAGTACCGCCATTTACAGACCCACCCATATCATATCTCTTAGCCTTCATTAGATCATCCTGCCTTTTGTCTTGCCTTTAGTGGCGATTCCGTCAGCCCTTCTAGAGGCTGATGACTTGACTGATCCGCCTTTTTTATATTTCTTTGTTTTACCCGCTATCTCAGAAAGATCTTCGAACATCGCATCTTTCTCTCCTTGCCGCTTATTCATAGCATTAAGAGCGTCCTTGTCCCGTGCGGCTGACATATTTTTTCTGTTTGTTTCCTTCAAGATCTCATTCTGCGCTGAAGGAATGTCATAAGGAGCTTTATTGCCAGTAGCTTCCATGTGGTCAGAAATTTTGTCCCTAAGCGCACCCCTTGGATCAAATCTCATTGGATACTCTTCATCCGTAGGTCCGGGATACCCTGAAGCCTCGGCTTGCCTTTTTAAAGCCAACCTATCTACACGCTTATTAAAATCCCGACCCCCTCTCTGATCTTTAAAGAAATCAGCCATTATATGATCCGTCCCTTGGTCTTACCTTGCTTGGCAATACCGTCCGCTCTCTTAGATGCAGAGATCATCCCGCCCTTAGCTCTACGAATAGGCTGACTGCGTGGCGGACCAACAGGAGTCATGCCAGCAGGAGGAGTAGCCCGTGTAGCCCTTTCATACCCAAGGTTGGTGTTCCTATCCATTTCTGCCTCATCACGGATACGCTTCATCTCTGCACGTTCTTCTTCTGATGGAGTCGATTTATTCAATCCTGCGGTATATGCGGCTTGGTCTGCCATGTTTATGCCTTATCTTGTTTAAGGTCTAACTTGTCGAAGATCTTTTCTAGCATCACTTCGACTTTATCAAACCTAGATTGGATGTCATCCTTCCTCGCATAATGCGAAGGAAGGGTTATCTCAATATTCTTAATGTCTACTTTCATTCTCTCTACCGCATCCCAGAGCTGTCTGGAGAGCCATCCGACTATTGTCAGAAGAACCCCCATGCCGAGGTTAATCAATGTTTGCGGGTCCATGTTCTACCCGTAAATAACGATTACTGATGCTGCGTTTCCAGTGTCAACATATACACCATCCTGAGCCAAGATTCCTTCTCCGGGAATAAGCAAGAAGAATGCACCTTGATTTGCTGCGGCTGGGGTAGGAAGGAGAATAAGCGAAGGATCAGAATTGCTTGTTCCATTATAAAAAGAAATGGTCCCAGCGGTAGCTCCAGAAGTTCCGTAAATAGCTTTGATGCGAATCCGTGCAAGACTCTCTGCTGCTTGGTTTTCTAGTTGCCCATCTCCCGTCAAAGGGAGTGAGGCTAATACATCATACTGCATACCCATGATCAATCTCCTGTAGGGTGAGACTACGCCGGTTTAGATGCCTCAAGTCTGCTAATCTTTGCTATTAACTCAGCATTTTCTTTAGCGAGTTTGGCGGCATGTCCCATTGCATAGTCTCTTTGGGCTTCCAGAAGCGCCACAATCGTAGCGACTTCTGGATCTTCATGAGTCAGCATTAGACAGTAACAGCTTGCCAGTTGCCAGAAGCATCAGATACAAACAATAGTCCATCAGTAGAATCAATACCTAACGAACCTTTGCCTACACCAGAAGCAGCACCATCAACAAAATTACCTACCTTGATGACAACAGGAGCAGCGGCAGCATCATCAGCCAAGCGAATCTCAGCCTCTTTGTAGGCTTTAATAGAACCGCCACCACCAACTGG